CGAGATGTGAACCGTCGCCGAATCGCGATTCGGCGCTTCGAACTCCACCGGGCTCGTTTTCCCCGCGACCCCGAAGCGCCAGCTCGACTCGGCCACCACAAAGTAGCTTGTGGCGTCCAGCTCGACCGCCCATGGCGCCGTCAGCGTTAGCGTCGTCGCGGTGTTTGACGACACCACACGCTCCTGGCCCGCGCCCTTCCCCCTCGTGATGCGGACAACCGCCCCACGCAGTTCATTCTCCAGCATCCCTAGATTTTCCTTGCCGATCGTGCTCGCGCCGTGAATCGTCGCCGCGTTCTCCGTCTGCAATTCCAGGCGCCAGTAGAAATTCGCGTGATCGTAGTGTTCGTCGGGCGGCGCGTTTGTACCGCTTGCCAGGCCGCCGTCCGTAAATTCTGTCGCAATAGGACAATCAGAGGCGATTCGCGCCAGTTGCATGGGACTCTTGCCACGGTAAACATGGAAGCCTGTCGATCCGGCACCCACGCTGATCCCCTTCAACGTCACCTTGTTCGTCTCGCCCGACGGTGGGATTGTCGCGCGTACCACAAACGACAGACTGCTTTCGTTGCCTGCTCCGTCCGACGCGCTTACCGCGTAGTACAGCGTCTGGTTTCCCGGTAGCGTTCCGCCGCTCGTATCCACCGTCGGCGCGAGGCTCAGTGTCGGAATCGCCAGGTCGGCGCGAATGGCATCCGATGGCGCCGAGAATTCCACTTGAAGGGTCACCGCCATCCCGCCGTCGGTGTTCTGCGTCGACTTCTCGTGAACCTCGAACTGTGCCTCGCCGTATTCATCAACGACCGTGCCCGCCAGCGGACGCGGCACTCCCACCCCATAGGGCGAACGCCGCCGCGTCCGGAAATCCCTGCCGATGATCCCATTCGCGTCGTCGTACCACGCGCCGTCGTGAATCTGTGCGGTGATGGTCGCGGTGCGATAGTTGGTGCCGGGAGCGATCTTCGTGACGCGGAACGGCTGGCGTTCGTACCCCTCCTTCAGATACGTCAGCGCGATGATGTCCCCCGGCCGCAACCCCAGCGCGCGGACGCTTGTGCCGAACTCGACATACGTGTTTCCGCGGACGGATTTGTCCAGAAACCGGCGTACCGCGCGAGCGGCCTGGTCCATGTTGGGGATTCCCAGCGCCGCCAGCGTGGCGCTCACCTCCTGTCCCGCTGACACCACATCATCCACGTCCGCTAGCGATATGCTGTCCTGCTGGTATTCATTGAAGGCGTCCTGGAACTCGACGCTCGCCCGGTTCGGCGTGTCCGCCGTGCTGCGCGACCAGATCCGTAAGCTCGGCTCTCCGTTCTCGTTCCGCAGGATGCCCGAAATGCCGTACGTTCCGTCTCCGAACTCGTACGCCGGCCACCCTCCATCGAGCGCCGACTGCGCGTTGCTTCCCGCCGGTTTCGTCCCCTGCTGAACCGCCAGTGTGCTCTCCGGATGCAGTTCCAGCTTGCCGTCGTCTCCATAGGTCAGATACAACGACGACGCATTTCGAACACCCCGGAGCACGTCCGCCGCGCTCCGCCGTTTTCGCACCACCAGGTTGCATTGATAGCGAGGGATCAGCGTTTGATTGCCATTCAAATCCAGTGTCTGGATCGGCTCTTCGCAATGGGTTGCCGTCCGTGCGAAGCTCGCCAGGTCGAGTTCCTCGATCTTCCACCCGGAACGGCGTAGGATGTCCAGGATCACCCACGCCGGATTGTTCGTGAATATCTCGCCCAGTGCTGTCCCGTCTTCGGCGTAGCGCGCCAGCTTCAGGCCTTCCAGTAGCACCTCAATCCGCGGCAGTGTCTTGCCGTCCTCAATCCGGTTCGGCACAACCACCGACAACACAGCCATGCTCCCGTACGGATCGCCGGCCGGATTACCTTGAGGATCGAGGAAGTCCTCGTTGAAGGCCCCGTTCCGGCTGCCGGTTGCCACGACCTTGAACCACCCTGTCGCCGTCATATCGGCCCCCGTCTGGCTCGCCGGGATCTCGATATCGTTCACCAGGACTTTCAGGACGCCCTGGATTTCTCCCATGCCCAGCAGAACCTCCAGGTGTGTGAGGTTGCCGTCGTTGCGAGCGAAGACGATCGGCGGCGCATACCACGCCGTGCCATAAACGAGCGGCACGAAGTCGTTGTACCGTCCTTCGTTCTCCACCGCTTCTGACGTATGCCAGCCCTTTTCGCCGTAGCTTCTGACACTGATCGTCGGCGGCACGAACTCCACTCCGCCGAACCTGCGCGTCGTGTGCCCTGCGCCATCGGTGCGAAACATCCCTCGTTGTTCGCAACTGCTCTTCGTGTAATCGCAGGTAGTGAACGCATCCGTGCCGTTCAAGTTCCCGCATCCGCCCTCGACGTCCGGCGAGTACCCGCAGCCATGGAAAATGGAGTACTTGCCCTGCTCCCCGCCTTGCGACGCCTCCGCGCGCTGCGCCTGGTTCGACGGAAAGATCCACGGACAACGCCGCTCGACGCGCACCGTCGGCAGCAGCATCCTTTGGAGGGCGTTCCGGCTCGAGAAACTCAACCGCACCGTCGACTCCGTGATCTCGTCCGGTGCGTTGCCCGTGCCGCGGAACAGCACGCGGTCCGTCGTTGCCGCGCTGCCGGATTTCAAATCGAAGAACGCAAACCGCACCGTCAGTCGTGCGCCCTTCCAGCCCGTGTTGCGCTCGATCTCCGAAAACCGCGAATCCGCGTTCGCCAGTGTCACCGACAATCTGGACACCAGGTCCACGCCATCCTCGCTCCCGGCTTTGATCTCGAACAAGTTGTGCCGGAGAACCCGGGCCGCGTAAATCTGCCCGCCGTATTCCACCCGGTGCGTGCTCCATCGTTCGACGGCGCCTGTGCTCAACTGGCATTCAAACAACAGCAGTGGCGTCTCGGTGACTTCGAGTTCTTTCAATTCGTAGATAGTCGGCATACGGCTCAGTTTCCCTGCCTCGCTGTCACGCGCACCCGGCACGAATGGCGGTTCACGCCCTGCGACGTCACCGTGATGCTGTCATCCATGAATCGCGCCTCTGTATACACGCCGCCCCGCCCTGCGGTTACCTTGTACTGGGAAGCGCCGGGCTGCGCTTCTACCTGAAGTCCGAACACATCCACCGTCCGCCCATTCGGTAGTTCCAACCCGAACGTCGCTGTCTCGCTGGATGAGTCCAGCTTGGATGAGATGACAAGTCGCTTCCAGCTTGGCCCGATCGTGAATGTCCTGCGTTCTCCGGCGCCGGCGCTCGTCCGATACGTAATGAGCTCTCCGGCATAGTCGCTTCGAGCGTACAAGCTGAGGCAGTAACGCAGGTTCTCTGGTGCCGCCAGCGATTGATCCAGCCGCTGTGCGGCTTGGCCCGTATTGGTAATCCTGGTGGCCCGATTCGTTCCCAACGGATCGGCAACGCTGTTCGTTAGTTGAAGCAGCGGGTCCTTGCGCCAGGCGTCCGCTCCCAGATTCTCGCTCCATCCCAGTAGGTTCGCCGTGGGATCCGGAAACGTGAATGTCTGCAGCCTGCCCTCGCACGCCTGGAACAGCGCGGTAATGGCGGCCATCTCCGCGTCGGTCAGGCCTTCATAGGTGAGCGTCCACTCGATTCGCGATCCTGCTGGATCGCCGAACCGATGCGTACTGCCGTCCGAAAGCGTGTTGACCACCGTGCGTTGTATCAGTTGCTTCCGGCCTGGGAATTGCCCGATTGCGCCGGACTCTAATTGTGGGTAGCAGAGCATGTTACGTCCTGTTCTCCCGTATCACCAGCTCCGTCCGGCCTTGCTGCTCCGCGTTGAACTCGATCGTCATCGCGTCCTCCTCCAGGCTGCAGTTCGTGTACACCGTTCCATCCCGGGGGTCCGTGAACTGAAATGAACCCAGCGCTCCCTGCGAGGCCTCGAAAAACGTTTCCAGCCGCTTCATCTCCGCGTCTTCGAGTAAGTCCAACCGCACGATCCACCGCTTGAGCGGCGTGCCGAAATCCCGAAAGCGCTGCTCGCTCCCGTCGACGAACCGCAGAACTCCTGTCGAGAAGCTCAGCGAACGCTCCGCCGGGTACTGCATCACCGCTCCGGTCTTCAAGATGGGAAAATCTGCCATTGTCCGTCACAGCTCCGTGATTACGTCGTTGATGCCGTTCGAATTGAGCATCGCCTGCCGCACCGCCCGCGCGATGTCCTCGCTGTGATCGAGAAACGACCGGCTGTCCATCGCCTGTACCTGCACGGTGATATGAGTTGTCGCGCTGCTTGCCGGCTGTGCCGCTGGTGCGCTCGCCTCCGACCCGCCGGTCGCCGAGGGGAGCCATTGGTCCAGTGCGCCCGTACCCTCCGTTGCGGCTTCCCTCATCAAACGCAGTCGATCGCCCGCCGCATAATCCAGCGCGTAAATGCGGCCGCCGCTTGCCCTCGCATACCCGCCGGTGAAGCTCACTGACTGCGGTTTCTCATACTCGGCGAGCGCCGTCGTCGCCGTTGTTTCGTCTCCACCGCCGAATAGCTTCATGATTCCCGATACCAGCGGTGAGATCCCGAACCCGGCGCCGAAGATGCTTGACAGGATCGACGAGGGCTTCATCGTCGCCGCCGCTGCCAGGCTTCCCTGGGCGCTCGTGTTTCGCGCGATTGCCGTGCTGTTCGCCGCCACCACGCTGGCCTGTTGCTCGCTCGCCTGGCGAAGTTGCTCGATTTGGCTCGCCAACCCGTCCATCTGGTACGTTGACCCGGCCTGAGCCCACGTTGAGAAACGCTCGACTGTTTCGGCGACGCTCTGTGCCCCCCGGTTTCTCCCGGCCGCCTCTGCCAGCGCCTCCGCCAGCCTCATCGTCTGATCATCTCCGGCCTTCACTGTTTTCCTCCATCAGCTCACCTTCCAGAACCAGGAACGCATCCGCCCGCCGCGCCGGCAACTCCTCCAACGCTCGCCTTCCAGTCAAACGCCATGCGTAGTAACCCTCCAGCCACGCCACGCTTTGCGGAGTGATGTAAGACCGTGGACATTCATCGACGGCGCAGTTGCCGCGCGCCCATACCGGCTTTCGCGGTCTGTCTTGCGGCTCCTCTATCCAACCGCAGCGGCGCGCCCGCTCCAGGCCCCGCTTTCTGCATTCCCCGCACTCCCATCCGGCCCGGTTCGTAAACTGAAAATGGAAGGCGGCGATCAGTTTTTTCGTTCTGCTTCGCTCAGTCCGCACTCAGCCTTGATCAAGGCGAGTGCTTCCCTGCAAAGTGCTTCCGGTCCCGACTGAATCAGGCTTTCCGGCGTCGCGGCTTGCCCGTCTACCTCCAGGCCCTCCACGCCGGTCAGCCCCCACTCGAGATACGTCCGTTCGACTTCGCCTTCGAGCAGCGCGGCTTCCATCTTCTCCTTCGGCGTGCCGCCCGCCTCCAGGAATTCTGCCCTTACGGCCAGTTCCTGGATTCTGCGCATCAGCTCAATGCGCCGGCCGAAGCTGATTCGCGCGATCTCCACTGTCACCTTCGGATACGTCTTCGATCTCGCTCTGAACGTGCTCGCGTACTTCATCGCTCCCCTCGCCCCTCGCTCCGTCCTGTCCTTTGCTTCTATCCCGGCGCTCGCCGCGCGTCTTCTAACCGAATGCCACGTAAATTTCATCGTCCACTGATCCCTGCGCCCGGCAACTCGTGAATTTCCACTGCAGGCGATTGTCGCTGTCGTCGAATTCCGGCACTTCTGGAATCACGCTCTTCAAATACAATCCGAACAACTGTCCCTGCTGCTGCCCGAGTTGGAACATGATCGAAATCGGCGACCGGCTCCGGGCCGCCTGGTAGAGCGCCCGCGTCGCATCGTCGTCCTTCTCGTACAGGCTGAAGTTCATGCTCACGTTGCGCATGCCCCCCGCCACGCCGCGCGGCGTTTCGCAGCCGAACTCGCGATTGCGCAAGTCGATGCCGTTATTGACCACCAGTTCCGCCGAAGTGATCGTGTAAACCTGCTCTTCGATAGCTCCCAGCCACGCCTGCCCCAAGTGTCCGGGCACGACCGAATAGTCGAGAGATCCCATCGCCGGCTCTCCCGGAAATGTGCTCAGCGCCCCTTGCCCCTGGTTGAAGCTTCCGCTGTCGATCACGTCCGCCGCCAGCCCGCTGAATTCGAACTCGTGGAAGTCGCCGTTGATCGTTACGCGCATCTCGTCGATCGCCGCGCCCGCCAGGATTCTCTGCACCGCCGTCCCTGGACTCCAGTAGTCAAACACGCTCACGCTCGGCAGGTCCGTTGCTGGTGAGTAAGTCGCGGTTGCGCCCATCGCCGCGCCCGCTGCCGGTGCCGCCGTGAACGGCGCATTCAGTAGCACCGTCTGCGCGTCCATGATTGAAGAGACGAAGCGGATCTCGTTGCCGGAAACTACCGCGTCGCCTGCCGCCAACCCGTGCGAGCCTACGAAAGTGAGCGATCTTGTTTCGCTGCCGGCCCCTAACGTCCCGCCGGCGAACAGGCGCGGGCCGCCGCCAAGAGCCGCGCGGAACAGCGGGCCGTACCCCGGCTGCCCGCTCGCGTTCGCCCAGCTCGTCAGGTACGTCTTCAAAGAGAACTGTGTCTGCTTGCGGATCCCCGCAGGAAGACCCGCGAACGTCCGGCTCCCCGTCTTGTCCCTCCGTTGGAGCCGATCCACCGTCTGCCGCGCGGTCAGCTTGACCGCCGGGAATCGGTTCTCGCTCGTAATCGCCGGCACCTGCCCGTACGACCCTTCGGTCGCCGTGTAGAACCTGTTTTCACTTGATGAAATGTAGCTAGGCATGCTTTCTTCGACCTCTCAATGGTTCTCGCCTACGGCCTACTTCAGACTTCCTTCCACGTCGAACTCCACCTTCGCCGTCTGGATGTGGTTCCTGCCGCCCTTCTTCACGCCGCCGAAATTGATCTCGTACCCGCCGGCGTAATACATCCCGTTGCCCCAATCCCCGCGGCTGCTGTCCAGAACGCGGGTCACCGCATCCGCGTAACCGTGCAGTTGCTCTTCCATCCCTTCCAGGCGGTCGTGCGACACCCGAATCTCCACCACCATCCGCACGCGCCCGGAGAAGGTTCGGAACTTCTCCCGCATTTCGTTCGACACCCGTTCGCAGTAAACGTGCATCGATGGGTACCGCGCCACGCTCGTGCGCTCGATAACCTCGAAGCTCACGTTCTGCGGGAAAACCTGCTCCGGTGGTATTTCGGCCAGTTGCACCCTGGCGCTCAGTGCCGCCTGATGTACGCTGCTCTTCAATCCCGTCGCGCTCGTCAGTAGCTCCGTCACTCGAGTCGCTGTTCTGCCGCCAATGCCTGCCATCGCGTTCATCCTCTCTGCAGAGTTCGATCCACCGTCAAGTACGTCTCAGCCTCTTGGCCGTCTCCCGGCTTCCGGCCGTGTACCAGGCCGGTGGCGGCCGCTGTCCACTGCTGCCCCAGCCCGATCGCCTCCACGCTTTGCAGCGTAATGTCGTCCGCCGAAGTCCCCGCGTAGACGCTCCACCCGCTCGCTACCGGCGGTGGATCCGCTGCCGCCACCGTCAGCAGCGTGCCGTCCGAAGTGTCGGCCACGCAAACCCCGCTTGGCGCCCCTTCCTCTCCCAAGGCGTTGCGCCACGCCACTCGTACGTAGTAGCGTCCCGCTGCGCCGTTGCCGGCTGTCGTGCTCACCACCGGTTCGCTCGCTTTCGCAATGGGTGCGCTGACTACTCCCACGCCGATCTCGCTCAACATCTGGGCCGCCCATCTGGCTAGTTCCGAATATTCCTTCCGCTTGCCCAGGTACCGGTCGTTGAGCTGGCTGTTGTAAGCGTCGCGGTACACGATGGCCAGCGTGTGGAAAATCAGCCATTGTTTGAGCGGCCTTGTCACCACTACGTTGTCCAGCTTCGGTCGCCCGTTGACTCCGCTCCACGCGCCTGCTCGTCTTCGCGGCAGAAGCGCCTCCAACTCCACGGCCACCTCTTCCTGCGATAGCGCCAGCTTCGCCGTCAGGTCGATCCCTTCCGTGTGCGCCACGTCCAGAATCGAGCTCTCGTAACCTCGCAAATCTTCGATTGTGGCGATCACGCCGTCCGTGAACACAGACATGGCCGTTGCCTCAAGCCTTCTCCTGCAGATGCGCCTTCGCCAGGTTCAACGCCCCGCGCAGCATCTGCAGTTCCGCCGTGGGAAGCACGCTCAACGCTACCCGGCCCGCTGCTGTCGCTTGCTCGGCCGCCTTCCGCGCCGCAGCCACCAAGCTCCGGAATTCCGCTGTTTCTGCCGCCGTCGCTAGCCGCGCTTTGCCGTCCGCGACCATGCCGGCCGCCACATGCCGGGCCACTTCCGTCTTCACGCCTTCCTTACCGCCATCCGGTGTAGCTTTGCTCACTACCACCGCATGCGCTTCCTGGATTTGCTCTTCGATCTCTCTCAGCTTTTGGTAGTAGATCTTCAAGTCCATGCGTTCCTCGCTCTCACTGTGCAGTCTCTAATGGCAGTACGCGCAAACCGGGAACAGGCTCGAAACTCGCCGTTTTCGCGAAACTTCGCGCCTGTCCCCAATCTGCCCTGTGCTCTTCCGCGTCAGGAGTCTAGCTGTTCACCTGAACGCCGAACCCGTTGCGCAGCACCGCGGCGCCGTACAGCACGTCCACGGTGAACTGCTGCGCCAGCGTGTTGGGCTGGTAGCTCATGACCACGCGGATGCCGAAATTCCCCATCTCGGCGTATTCCGCCACCGCGCCCGTTCCCGGGAGCGGCTGCGGCAGGCGCCGGACCACCAGGCCGATCGCCGAGCGCCCGAAGCCCAGGTTGTGGGTCGTCATCGGGGCGCTGCCGGTCTTGTGCACGAACTGCGAGCGGAAGACGTAAAAGTCCTTGATCTTCCCCACCGTGCCGTCCACCAGGGCGCGCAAACCCGCGTCGCCCGCCGTCTGGTACTCGCTGAACCGTGTGATCTGCCTCAATTGCGAGTACGTGTTGCCGTCCACCACCAGGTACTTCGGCTCGCTCGCCGGCACCTTCGCGTCGAACAGGGCCGTCTCGGCCGCGTCGATCGTCGCTTCCGTCACCGCGGTCGAAGACGTACCTACCGCGCTGTTCGCCGTGAAGCCGGCGTACAAGCCCAGAAGATCGGTTTCGATTCTCTCGGCCAGAGCCACCACCGCCGGCTGCATGTACAGCTTCAGCAGGTCGGGCACCGCCAGGACCTTCGTCACATCCGGAATCTGGAAGGTCGCTTCCGCGTGCGTGTTCAATACGATCTGGGCGTTGCCCAGATTCGGGTTCTGTGTCTGAACGGTGCCGCCCTCGGCCAGGTTGTTCGCTACCAGCGTCGGAGGAATGGGCACGTTTACCGTGTCACCGGCCTGGGCCAGGGTAGGCTCGAAGTCCCGGTTGACAAGGTTGCCCATGACCAGGTTCCCCATAAGCGCTGGCAGTGCGTCCACCGCCACGAGTTTGACAATCGCGTTAGCCACGTTCGTCGATGTAATTGCTGACATTCACCTTCTCCTTGTCTTCTTGGCGGCGTGCTCCGCTCTCCGGCGTCCGCCGCCTCTGTCTTTCCCGGGCCTCGCCTCCGCGAGACCCGCGGTTTCTGCTCAAGCGCCTCGCATGGTCTGCGATGCGACTCGCGCAATCTCCTGCCGGATTCGCTCCAGTTCCTCGGCGTTCATACCCGGCTTCAGCTTGTCCAAATCGGCCGCGCTTGCGCCCGTTGTGCGGGGCGAGGCCCCCACCCCCGATCCGCCCGTGATCCGCGCCGGCAGAAACTCGGGGTTCTCGTTCACGAACTGCGACAGGTACTCCCGTGCGTCCAGCTCGTTCTGGCCCGCGCGTGCCACCAGCCGCCCGTCGCTGGTCCGTTGGATGTCGTCCTTCACTGCCTTGAACGCCAGGTCCACCTTCGCTACTCCCAGCCGTTGCAGCTCGTTGCAGATCTTCGACTGCCGGTCCAACTCCTCGGCGAGCTGCCGGCTCCGGCGGTTCTCTTCCACTACATCGTTCAGCCGTCGCTCCAGCTCTTCCCGCCGCCGGCGCTCTTCCACCAGTTCCGCCTTGTAGGCCGGCTCCGCTTTCGCCTGTTCGGCGCTCACAAACTCCGTGATCGCTTCCCGGATCACCGACCGGACATCCACTGCCTTCACATCCGCTTCCTGTTGTTCTTCCATTGCTCTCCTTTCCTTGCCCACCGGCGGTGTTATTTCCGCCTCTTCGCCTTCGCCTCGAACCAGGCGTCGATCTCCCGCGCGATGCGGTCCTTGGTCTCCTGCCTCATATCGCACAAGTACTTGAACGCCAGCTTCTTGAATACCTGTCTCTTGAGCGTCTCCGACTGGATCCCCAGCTCGATCAGTTTCGTCGCGTCCTCCAACTCCGTGGTGAAGTCCCCGATGTCGAATTCGTCCAGCCCGCTGACGTCGATCGTCAACCCGTCTTCCCGCGCCGCTTCTATCGCCCGTAGCACCCGCTTCATCACGTCCTTCACCGCGTCCCCGTAAGCCCGCAGTACCTCCTGCGTGATGCTGTAGTCCCGCTGCTTGCTCAGCGCGGATTGCCCCGTGTAGCTCGACTGCGTTCCCCCTGCCTGCGTCAGCAGGTAGCACACCCGGTAGATTTCATCCTTCAAACGCACCAGGTTGTCCGCCGCGATCTGGTAAACCTTGCCCTCCGGCTCCGTCCACCCGAACTTGTCGTCCGACCCCAACTGCAGGTAGTACGATTCCCCCACCACCTGCTTCCACTCCCGGTTCGAGTAGACCACCGGCATCGCGAACAGCCCCATCGTCAATGCCCAGCTCAGCGCGTTCGACTTGTTGAAGTGCTCGAGTTGCAGCAGGGCGGCCTTGTTCATCAGCCACAGCCCTTCCGACACCTTCAGCTCGAACAGCGGCACCCGTTCCTGTTTCCACAGCGAGTGGCGGCCTTGATCGATCAGTTCGATCTCGGCCTTCCCCTCGCCCGTCTCCACCCGCCGGTATGCCTGGTATTCCCGCTTGTCGTAATACACCCACCGCGTCTCTTTGACGTACCCGCCGCCCACGCTCGTCTGCTGCAATGACGAGGTCCTCAGGACCACCCAGGCCAGGTTCCCGCGCTCGTCCAGGCTCCAGTTGATGACGTTCTCCGGCCGGTAATCCACCAGGTACGCACGCGAGGCCCCCACCGCGTCTTCCTCGGCCCGGTTCGCCGCCGGCTGCGCGAAGCGCGGAAAATCCACCAGGATGTAGCTCGCTCCGCTTACCAGCGTCTCCGTCATCTGGCGTCGGAAGAAATCGCTCAACGCCGTCCCTTTTTGATCGCAGTCCTCCGAGAAATCGTTGAAGAACTGCTTGCCGGCGTCGTTGGTCCCCTCGAACGTCAGCACTGGCTCCCGCCGGAACAACGTCGCCGTGAACCAGTCGATAATCGAGCCGACGTAGTTCTCGTAAAAAACCTTGCTCAACCTTTCCGCGTAGACGTCGTACGGTTCCTTTTGCCGCCGCGGCAGATACAGGCTGGCATTGTCTTTCAGTTGCTCGCCGCCCGCATACAAGTCCCGGTACTTCTTCCACATCGCCGTTCTGGCTACGTATTCCGGATGTTCTTGATCGATCCCTATCACGGTTGCTCCTACTCGGGACTCGCACCCGCGCCCCAAGCCGCCAAACGCGGCGCGTGGACGCGGGTGTCTGTCCCAGGTGTCTAGCCTCTTGTCAGATCAGCCTTCTCGCTTGCTCACCCACCGGCGGCAGCGGCCGGCACTCCTGCCACACCAGATAACCCAGCGCGTCCGACAAGTGCGTCCGCCGCGCGTCCTTCTCCTTGTCCACCACCGTGCTGCCCGCCTTGTACGAAACTTCCTCGAAGTCCTTCACCAGTTCCTTGCACCGCGGAGAAACCAGCATCTGCACCTGCCCCTCCGCGCTCCTGAGCTTTGCGTTCACCAGGCTCACCCGCTCCCGGACCTGCGGGTTCGACCGCGGTACTTTCAGTCGCACGTCGTAGTAGTGCACCCCGTTGAAATAGCGCCGGATGATCTGGTAGTCCGTGGTGCCCGTCGTCTGCATGCTGTTGCCCGACGCATCGCCGTAAATGGTCACCCCCGCCGGGTGCTCCGCATACCGGTTCCAGAACTCCTGGCACGCTTGCTCCGTGCTGGCCCGGCTCATCACGATCTCGTCCAGGACGCGGACCGCCTCGCCTTCGACCTGCGCCACCACCGACGACATCGGATCCACGTTGAAATCCAGGGCCCACAGCAGCGGCAGCCGCCGGTCTACTTCCAGCTCGCACAGGTGTTCCCGCCGCCTGAATGCGTGATACACCAGCCCGGAGTTGCTGTTCAGGTACTCGCCCAGCACTTCCTGCTCGAAGAACTGTTCGTCGTAGCTCTTCTTTAACCGGTCGTAAAAGTCCGGTACCTTTTCGAGCAAGTGCCGGTTTTCGAACGGCTTGGCGATCACCGCTTCGTACCCGTCCACTTTGTCCGCGATGAACCGCCGGTAGACCCAGTCGAATCCCTTCGGAGTCCACACGGCGAAACCGCACAACCGTTTCGCCTTCGGGTCCCGTAAGCGTCCTTCCAGTCGCAGCCACGCTTCCTCGGCCGTGTACGTCAGTTCGTCCACCCCGAACCACGCCAGGTTCGTGCCGCGCAACCGCTCGAACTCGTCCACGCTCCGGAACAGAATCCGCGACCCGGTGTCTTTCAGCGTCAACACGTTCTCCGCCTTGTTCAGGTCGTAAGGAATCCCGTTCTGCCCCAGGATCTCCAGGAACGCCTGCATCGTCGCGTCCCGCAGCATCGGATAGGTGGGCGCTCCCATCAGTCCCAACCGCCCCGCGTTCATGTAGCTCAGCTTCACCGCTTCCTGGCAAAGCGCCTGGCTTTTGCCTGATCCGATTGGTCCCGAAAAGCCCTTGAACCGGGCCTTCGAACTGTGGAACTTTAGCTGCGATGGCAGCGGCTGGTATGCTATGTTTCGGACTCGAACGAAGTCTCCGGTGTCTCGACCCATGTCACCTTGATCTCCCGCGGTTGGTTTTCTTCCAACTCTTTCTGGATCTGCATCAGCCTGATGAGGTCTCCTAGCGTGGCTTTCAGCTCATTTGCGTCAATCTTCTCCTCGATGTTGTTCACCAGCTTGTTGATAAGAAATGCCTGCTTCTCGACGAGAGTGCGCGTAGGGTTCTTCCTTCTCGACCCTTTCTTTGCCTCCGTTCGCGTCGTGCTCATTGGCTCTCCTCGCGCTGCCTTCTTCGCACACGAAGGTAGCATCCGTGTCCTAGCGCGCAAGCCTGGCCGCTAAACTAAGTGATTGAAAAGAGAGGAGAAAATTATTGGTCCAGATCGGTGAACGGCAAACGTGGAGCGGGCCGCCGGCCCGCAATGCCGGCATGCACGGCATTCGGAGACGCGCTACTGCATATAGTAGATGCCGCGTGTCCTACTTCGGGCTGGATAGTTGCGGTAGGGAGGAGGAAGGAAGTCCTAGGTCTCGTGCATCCAGTTGCTCAACCGCACTTTGAGTTCTTCGAACAGGTCGGCCTGTACCCTCTCGTGGGGTTCATGTTGTAGATGAGCTTATGACGCCCAAATACAACAGTACGCATGGGATCGAAGTTGTCGTGTCATCTCCTTTCCGCGAACACGCACTCGCGCTCCCGGCACGCTGCGCCCTCTATCAGACCCAGCAGACTCTGCCCTTGCATCTTCGCCGGTTTCGCCACCCCGGCCGCTTCCAGCCACGTCACCGGTAGGTCCACATGCGCCACCAGGTTCACCACGCCCGCCTTCGTGTGTCCCGGCCACCATACCAACAGCGGCAC